TGACACCTGCTATTGAACGTCCAGCACGTACACGTATAGACTTTAGTAAAATTATGGGTGATGCAAGCATAGAGTTTAAAGAGTATCGTAATGAAGAAGGTACATCTACTCTAGTTGCATTTATTGGTGGTAAACCTGTTTATCCAATTCCAGATGGTTATACTTTGTATACAGGAGAAGATGCGGCAGATAAAACAGAGGAAGCTGTGGTTAAGGCAAATGCTATAGTTCCCGAAAAAGATAAATATGAAATGCCAGATTTCTTAAAACCAAAGCCACCAGAGCCTAAAAATTGGGCCACTATGTCTACAGATGAATTGATTGATGAACTAGGTAGTGTTACAGGTACGTCTAGGTTAATAACAAAAGGTGCTATGCTATTAATGGGGCCAGTTGGTATAGCAGGTAGCTTTATGATGAAAGACCAAGATAAAAATGTTGTAGCTGCTATTGATGCTGCTCTTGCTAGAGGTGGTTTATCTTCAGAGGATAGAGCTACACTTACTGCTGCAAAAGAAGAATTAACTAAGTCTGGTATGTTAGACTTCCTTGATCCTATTATTGATGGGGTTGCTGGTGCATTAGGTTTAACCACAGAAAAAGTAGACAATTCTGTTAATACAGCCGTAGCTACAGGTGCTGTAGAAGAATCCCTTCGACCACGAGCACGTCCTGTTTCAGAAGAACCTGCTGTAGTTAAAACTGACTCATTTCCTGACTCTCCACCCCCTAGTGTTCTTTCTCCCGCACCTAAACCTGCAGAAACAGTAAGTCAAGCACAACAAAACTTTCTTGAAGGTGCATACAATGTAGCAAGTGCTGATCCCGATGCGGCATTTGAAAATGTTGTAAAACGTCAACGTGCTACAGATTTAGAAAAAGCAAGAGCCGATATTCAAACACTACGATCTGGTGAAAACTTACCTGAAGGATACGGGGGTGGAGTTGGTAGTGAAGGATACAATAAGGCTTTAAGAGATTTGTCAAACATCTATGGTGCTGATACTGTACGTGAAGCAGAAAGCAGCTTGCTACCTAATAGGTTTGCTCCTGTAGGGGGTGTTCCTAGTATATCTCAAGCAAGAATGGAAGCAAAACCAGAAGAAGCAACACGTGATTTAAGTGGTATTCCTACTGCTATGGATAGAAGGGCTAATATAGCTGCACGTCCTACACCACAGGTAGAAATAGCACAACAACCTACACCTGTTACTGATGCATATGTAGGTAGTTTAGATACGGATACGCAACTAGCCCCTGTACAAATGGGTACAGATACTGGCACACCTTCTTACGATCCTGTACCTTCTGACCCACGTGTACCACGAAGATTTGTTGGTGTTGATCCATTTCGTATACAAGATACATCAGATACATTAGCTGCATTTGATCGTAGTCCTGCACCACAAGAATCTGGTACATTTACAAAAGACGGTATTTCTATGTTACCTAGTGCAGACGTAAGTGATCTAACAACTGAAGCATACATAGCAGGTGATAGGGCTGGAGTTTTATCACAAACTACACCTTATGGTGGTGTTTCACCAAACACACAAGGAACAGCAGGTAATAGGGCAGGAGTATCAATACAACAACCACCTTCACTACAGGAACAAGCATTAAATCTATTAAGTCCAGAGGCTCAAACCAGAGTACTAAATCAAGATATTGATGCCACAATTGCAAACGCAAATAAAGTAATGAGTGATATTAATCGCAGACGTGCTGAAGATGCATTTAATGTACCTGAAACTCAAGCACCTGTTGCTGCACCACTAAGAAGTTTTAGTGATAGTCCATCTGGTCCAGCAGCCGCCGAAGCTACATTCGGTGCTCCATTAAGTGATAAGACTCCCCCACCAGTAGATGAATTAGTTTTTACTCCTACACCACTAGTTACTACAGAAGAACCAGTTGACACAGCACTTTCTTATGCTACAATGCCTGTAGGAGAAAAAGGACGTGGTGTTGTTTCTACAGGCAAGGGTAGAGACATAGATAAAGCATTTGACCCTAAAGAAAAAGGTGGAACAGAAACTTTTGATGAGGCATTTGCCCGTAATAAAAAAGAAGGTAAAAAAACATTTACCTATAAAGGTAAAAAATATACAACAGAAACAAAAGAAGAAAAGGCAGCTAAAAAAGAAGCAGCTAAACCCAAAAGAGATACAGGCTCAAAAAGTAATAGGCTAGATCAATCTAATCCTAATACAGAAATAAACTTTAATGAGCACCTTGCTGATTGGGAAAAAGAACAAGCTAAAAGTAATCCTGCACTAGCTCAACATTTTATAATTACTGCCAATAGACGAGAGAACGATAAAAAGAAAACAGGGAAAGACCCTGCCGATAAAGTATCTGCAAAGAAACACGATGAGTCTGGTGGACTTGGTGGATTTTTTAAAGGACTTTTTGGTGCAGAAAAGGGTGGACTAGCAACCCGAAGATAATTGCTAGATTTGCTGGCTACTCATCCCCCATCCAACATGGCTACGGTGGCCCCAGTTTAAGGAAATACAATGTCCGATACTATTATGGCTGAAGATGTACAGCCCGAAAAGAAAGTTGCATTTGCAAATCGTAAGTACAGCAACGAAGAACGAATTAAAAAAGAAGAAGAAGAATTAGAACAACTTATTGCAGAACAAAAAGGTGAAGCTAAAGAGGAAGAACCTCAAGAAGCCGAACCTACTAGTGCAGAAGAAAAAAGTTTTAAGAAACGTTATGGTGATCTTCGTCGCCATATGCAAGAAAAAGAAAAAGTTTGGGAAGCAAATCAACGTGAGCTACAACAACAGCTTAAAGAAGTTACCCAAAAAGAGATTAAACTACCTAAGTCTGACGAAGACATTGAGGCTTGGGCTACACAGTATCCAGATGTAGCAGCTATTGTAGAAACCATTGCAATTAAAAAAGCACGTGAACAAGCTGCTGGATTAGAAGATCGTGTAAAAGAAATTGATGAGATGAAAGCAACTGCATCTCGTGAAAAAGCTGAAGTCGAGCTTATGAAAGCACACCCAGACTTTGGTGAAATTCGTGATAGTGATGCGTTCCACGAGTGGGCAGAAGAACAGCCTAAGTGGGTACAAGATGCACTATACGAGAATGACAGTGATGCTCGTTCTGCTGCTAGGGCAATTGATTTGTACAAAGCAGACATGAACATTAAAACAAAAAAACCTGCAAGCAACAAAGATGCTGCACGTTCTGTAAATAGTCGTAATAATAGAAGTCAACCTGATACTGATAACGACACAGCAGTATTTAAAGAAAGTGATGTAAACAAAATGTCACCTCAACAATACGAAAAAGCTGCCGATGCAATTATGGAAGCCATTCGTACAGGTAAATTTATTTACGATATGTCGGGTTCTGCCCGATAAAAGGTATTGACATATAATATATTTATGATATAACTATATGTACAATTTAATGGTGTGACCCCCTTATGGAATACTCGCACCATTAACTACTCTTAGCAAACAACAATAGCTTTCGGACAACCTAATGTCTTTTGGCCCATTTGATGGAAGGTCGGCCAACTTTCCTGATTATGCACCCTACTAGAATTAGCCTCTGTATAAGTAACTTGAAGGTTTGCATCTGTGTCTCAATGCTAAAGGAGAATTAAAATGGCATTTTCGACTGCGGCTGGTCATGGAAACCTACCTAATGGTAATTTCTCGCCAGTTATCTACAGCAAACAGGTGCAACTTGCATTCCGCAAAGCATCTGTTGCCGAAGCAATTACTAACTCTGATTATTTCGGAGAAATTGCAAACATGGGTGACTCAGTAAAAATCATCAAAGAACCTGAGATCACTGTAAAAGAATACGCACGTGGTACAACTATCACACCACAAGATTTGGATGATGAAGACTTTTCATTGACCATTGACAAAGCAAACTATTTTGCTTTCAAGGTAGACGATATTGAAGAGGCTCACAGCCACGTCAATTTCCAAAGCCTTGCAAGTGATCGTGCTGCGTATCGTTTGTCCGATCAGTTTGACCAAGACGTTCTTGGCTACCTGACAGGCTTTAAACAATCAGCAATCCACGGTACTCCAGATACTGTAAATACTACTGTTAATGGTAGTGTTGCAGTTTCAACTGCTGGTACTGACGAACTGTTGTCTTCAATGAAAATTGATGCTGCAGACTTCGGTGGATCAGGTGGTGATGCACTTGCCCTTCAGCCTCGTACTGGTGGTGCAACTGACTCAACTCCTGCTTCTGGTGACACATTCCCATTGACTGTGATTGCACGTATGTCTCGTCTTCTTGACCAGCAAAACGTGGACTCACAAGGTCGTTGGCTTGTTGTTGATCCAGTATTCATGGAACTGCTGAAAGATGAGGACTCACGTTTGTTTAACGCAGACTTCGGTGGTTCTGGTCTTCAGAATGGTCAAATCGGAACTAAGATTCACGGTTTCTCTGTTTACACATCTAACAACCTTCCTGCCGTTGGTAGTGGTCCTTCCTTCACTGGAACGAACTCTTCAACCAACTATGGCATGATTGTTGCTGGACATGATTCTGCTGTCGCAACTGCGGAGCAAATCAACAAAACAGAAACATACCGTGACCCAGATTCATTTGCCGACATTGTTCGGGGTATGCATCTATATGGTCGCAAGATTCTTCGTCCAGAAGCTCTTGTGAATGCTAAGTATCACTTGGCGTAAGGGGAGGAATAAACAATGGCTACTATTAGTACTCTTTTAAAACCTGCCCACGGTAGCAGTGCACGTGGACGTGCTCCATACTACGTAGATATGACTGTCGATCTTACTGCACAGGCTATTTCTAGTACGGCTGGAGATGTAGTTCAGTGTCTTACCATTCCTGCAAATACTCGTGTATTACACGCAGGATTTCAAGTTGTAGAATCTGCAACTATGAACACTGGTACGAATGCTACAGCAACATTGGGTGCAGCAGATGCTGACGAATTTGTTGCGGCGTTTGACATTGACGGTGCGGCTGATGGTGCTTATGCTCCTTCCGCAACACCTGCAGCAGACGTAACTCTTGCTTCTGCAGACACTTTGGACCTTACCTTTGCTGGTGACGGTGCAACATATTCTGCTGGTAAGATTCGTGTTTATGCTGTAATGATGGACGTTAGTGATCAGGGTGACGTATCTGCTGACGAAGTAGGTCGTGACGCACTTGCGTAATTAAAATGTGGGTGGGCTGCTTAACTGTGGCCCACCTATACGTATGTAAAAAGGAAACCAATCATGGGTATTACAACTGCAATGTGCAACAGTTTTAAAACAGAATTACTTGGCGGTGTCCATGACTTGGATAGTGACAGTATTAAACTTGCACTAATTAAAGCATCTCCTTCGGGAACATATAATGCTTCTACAACTAATTATTCTAATGTCACAGGTAACTCTGATGAATCTTCAGGAACAAACTACAGTGCTGGTGGACAGGTACTAGACTCCGCAACAATTAGTTTATCTGGCTCTACAGCTATTGTAGACTTTGCCGATGAAGTTTTTTCTAATGTGACTACTTCTGCTGACGGATGTATCATATATAATGCAGGTCAATCAAACAAGGCTATTTGCGTAATTGATTTTGGTGGTACAGTTAGTGCTACTGCAGGTGATCTTACTATCGAATTTCCAGCAGCAGATGCTTCTAATGCGGTTATTCGCATAGCCTAATGGCTATTGTACTAGCTTCAGCCCGTTACGGCACAGGTGTATATGGTGCATCTTCGTATGGCGCAGAAGATATTACCAAAACAATTACAGGTGTTTCAGCTACAGGTAGTGTAAATACTGTAACAGAAAAACCTACAGAAGTTCTTAATAGTGTATCAGCTACGGGTTCTATAGGAACTATTAATGCATTTATTAAGATAACTCTAACAGGAGTATCAGCTACAGGTTCTATAGGGACAATATCTCCTAATGTAGCAAAAGAAATTACTGGTGTAACAGCCACAGGATCAATAGAAACTGTATCTGCTGGTGGTTTTGAAATTGACATTACAGAACGTATTAGCACAGGTGTAAGTGCTACAGGTTCTATAGGAAGTGTCGAACCACAAGTAGATGAAAATTTAAATAGTGTATCGGCTACAGGTTCTATAGGAACACTTGTACTACACGCAGCTTCTAAAATAACTCTTACTGGAGTTTCTGCTACTGGAGAAGTAAACGAACTAGAAGAGAAACCAACTGAATCTCTTAATAGTGTAAGTGCTACAGGATCGGTAAATACTGTAACGGTAAATGTACTAGAAGCTCTAGCATCTGCACCAGCTACAGGTACAATAGGTACAGTAGGTACAACTGCAGTAGTGTTTGACTTCCAAGCTGTAAAAGATCAGTATAGCCGTAGACGTACAGTTTATATAGCAGAGGCAGCATAATGTCTACTTCAGCATCTAGAACTGTACGTGTACCGCAAGAAAATAGAATAGTGTTTATTGAAACATTAGATGTAAATAGAACGGTAAGAGTTCCAGCAGAAAATAGAATAGTATTTGTTGAGAGACAAAGTACCTCTGCAGAACGAACCGTATACGCAACTGAGGATTAAAGATGAGCTTTCGTTGGCCTAACAAAGACCCTGATGAACAACTAGACTATAGTGTAGATTGGGAACGTTTTCTCGGTACTGCTACTATTAGTTCAGTTACATGGTCAGTAAAGTCTACTGCGTATAACACTAAAACTACATTAGCTGCAGGACAGACACTTACTGTTGCATCTAGTTCTGCAACTACAGATGACATACAAAATGTATCTCAGACTAACACAAACACAGTTGCTACTATAAATATTGGTGGTGGTATAAACAACACAGAGTATACTTTTTTCTGTAACATAACCGATAGTACAGGTAGTCAAGCAGAACGTAGTATTAAGTTACGGGTAAAGGAACGTTAAATGGCTTATGATTATCTTGGTCTAGTAAATGACGTAAACCGCAGACTTAATGAGGTAGAACTTACTTCAAGTAACTTTGCTACTGCTACTGGTGAGTACAGTATGATTAAGGATGCGATTAACTCTGCAATCCGTTACATCAATCAACATGAGTACCAGTGGCCTTTTAATCACGTAGAAGCCGAAGAAACTTTAACTGCTGGTACAGTACGTTATGCATACCCTGCAGATGCTAAAACAATTGATATGGATAGTTTTCGTATTAAACGGGATGATACTTTAGGTAATATTACTAGACGACTTAAAGTGCTTTCATATGAAGATTACTTAGACAATTATATAGATTCTGAATACAATACAGATAGTACTAGCAGGTCAATACCTAGCTATGTGTTTCGTGCTCCAAGCCAAGAGTTTGGTCTTGTAAATGTTCCAGATAAAGCATATACTCTTGTATACGAGTACTATAGACTTCCTGTAGATTTAATTAATGCTACAGATGTACCCTCAATACCTGAACAATTTAGGTACATTATTTTAAATGGTGCAATGCATTTTGCATATATGTTTAGGGGTGAAACTCAAGAATCTGCACTAATTCAAAATCGGTTTGACGATGAGATTAAACAGATGAGAAGTCTTTACATAAATCGTTATGAGTATTTAAGATCAACTGTAATACACAGGTCAGGCTCTTCTTATAATTCTATTAAGGTTTCTTAATAAATGCCATCAACTCGCCAAACATACCCCGTAGAGTTTAAGGGTGGGCTTGTTACTAATATGAGTCCTTTGCAGCAAGGTATTAATGCTGCTGGCTCTGCACGAATACTTAAAAACTTTGAGCCATCTGTAGAAGGTGGTTATAGAAGAATACTAGGATACACTAAATATAATAATAGTATCATTCCACCTTATGGTGCTCCTGTAGTACACGGTGCTAGTCAAAGTGGCACAACTCTTATTATAGGTAATATACACCAAACTCCAGAAGCAGGTGACACACTTACAGTTGCTGGTATAACAGGTACGTACACTATTGCATCAGGCGGTGTATCATTCGATGCTACAAACAACAGAGCTACACTTACACTCACAGGCTCTTTAGCTAGTTCACCTGCAAATGCTGCAGCAGTAACTTTTGCTACAACTACTAGTAATTATCTTGCAATTGGTTGTGGTGTATTTTTAGATAGAGTTATTGTTGCAAAAAATGATGATCTTTTTAAGGTATCATCTAGTACTATAACACATATAAATATTCCTAGTTATGGTACAGTGCTTGTAAATGGTGGATCACAAACTGGTTCAAGTCTTGTCGTAGATGGTTTAACTGCAGCACCACAAGCAGGTGACGTATTTAAAGTAGCAGGTATAGATAAAGTATACACTGTAACTTCAAATGCAACTGTAAGTTCAGGGGGTGCTACTGTAGCTATAAATCCTGCACTAGCTAGTTCTCCTGCCGATAATGCATCAGTAACATTTTTAAGTACTTCAAGAGATGGTGCTACAAAAACTAGATTTGCTAGATATAACTACACAGGTACAGAAAAGATTGCCATTGTAGATGGTGCTAATGTTCCTGCACTATACGACAATAGTACATTTACTGCTCTTGATACTTGTCCTACAGATGTTAATGGTGCTGGGTTCGTAGTTAATTTTAAAAACCAACTATTCTTTGGAAAAAGTAATTTATTAACTTTTACTGCCCCATATACAGATAATGACTTTACAGCCGCAGCAGGTTCTGGTACAATCTCTTTAGGAGCCGTGATTACAGGACTAGTTGTTTTTAGACAGCAATTGATTATATTTACTGAGTCTTCTATATTTCAGTTAGTTGGAAATACAATCTCAGACTTTCAGTTACAGCCAGTTACTACAGATATTGGTTGTGTAGATACAGACACTATCCAAGAAGTAGGTGGTGATGTAATGTTCTTAGGGCCAGATGGTCTTAGACTACTAAGTGCTACAGATCGTATCGGTGACTTTGGACTTGCTGTTGTATCTAAACCAATACAAAAAGAAGTGACAAGTTTTATCACTGCTAATACTTCCTTCAGTAGTGTTGCTATTCGTAATAAATCTCAATACAGAATACTGGGATATAATACAAATATCACACAAGAAAATGCTCAAGGTATACTTGGTACACAATTTGCAGGTCAAGGTGGTGAAGGAATGGCTTGGGCAGAGTTACGTGGCATTAGGGCATACGTAGCAGATAGCAGGTTCTATCAAAATGCAGAAACAATAGTCTTTGCTAATGACGATGGATACTTGTATCAAATGGAAGATGGTAATAGTTTTGATGGTGGAAACATACAAACTACTTTTGCCACACCGTTTATGCCTATTAGTGATCCAAGGGTACGTAAGACTTTTTATAAAGCCTTTTTGTATACAGACCCACAAGGCGGTGTATCATTTGATATGAGTCTTAAATTAGACTTTGACCAACTTAATAGTATACAACCTACACAAATAACATTTGATAATAATACAGGCACAGTTGCATTTTATGGTTCTGCTACATTTGGATCAACAGCAGTATACAGCAACAAACTTTTAACTCTTTTTGAAACGCAGCTAATAGGATCAGGATTTACAGCATCAATACAAATTGATTCGGATAGTACAGACCCACCATTTTCACTTGATGCTATAACTTTAGAATTTGGTACAAACACGAGAAGGTAAACCAAAATGGGAACAGGTTACACTAGAAACGACACATCTAACAACATTGCTGATGGTAACATTATCAATGCTTCTGATTTAGATGGTGAGTTTGACGCAATTGAAAGTGCAATGGGTACAAGTGGTCACACACATGACGGTACATCTGCAGAAGGTGGACCAGTTACTGTAGTTGGACCAGCACAAGACCTTGTAGTTACTGCCTCTGAAGTAAAACCTAAAACAGATAATACACTTGACTTGGGTACATCTTCTTTACAGTTTAAGAATGCATATTTTCAAGGCACAGTAGACACAGATGGTATAATGACTGCCGCAACATTTGAACCAGATGGTGATACTGCTGCTGGTGATAATGCAGCTATTGGCTATACTGCTGCTGAAGGTCTTATCCTGACAGGCCAAGGTTCAACCTCAGATATTACTTTTAAGAACGATGCTGACACCACTGTATTTAGTATTCCTACTGGCACAGATGATGTGTTGTTCCCCGATAATGCTAAAGCAATGTTTGGCGCAGGGTCTGACCTACAGATTTACCACAGTGGAGCAGGTAGTTATATTGATGACACAGGCACAGGCAACTTGTTCATTCGTGCAAATGACTTGCGCCTACAAAAATACACAGGTGAGTTTTACTTAAAAGGTAACTCAGATGGTAATGTTGAACTTTACTACGACAACGCCCTAAAACTCGCCACCACCTCAACAGGCATATCCGTAACTGGTAATGCCACATTTGCAGATGATGGCAAGGCTATCTTTGGCGCTGGGTCTGACCTTAGTATTTATCACGATGGCACAAGAAGTTATATAGAAGAAGCTGGATTAGGTGGACTTTGGATTTCTACAAATGGAACAGAAATTAAGTTAAAGCAAGGCGGTGGTGTTGACGAAGAAATGTTAGTTGCTACACCTAACGGCTCTGTTGACCTTTACTACAATAACAACCTCAAACTCGCCACCACCAGCACAGGTGTCGATATCACAGGGACTTTGACCAGCGATGGGCTGACTGTGGATGGGGTTGGTGTTTTCTCTTCAGCTTCCCCTAATATTCGGATGGATGAGACAGACACAACAGACTTAAACACACGTTTTAGGGGTCAAGCTGGTGCTTTTAGAATTGAAACAACTACAGACGCAGCAGGTCTTGTAGGCACTCGTTTGTTAATAGACCACTCCACAGGAGACATCAGCTTCTTCGAGGACACTGGTTCTAGTGCAAAACTGACATGGGACGCCTCTGCTGAGAGTTTAAACTTTGCAGATGATGGTAAAGCTATCTTTGGTGCTGGCTCAGATTTAACTATCGAACATAATGGTACAAATAGCACAATTACCAACACCACAGGCCATTTGACTATCTCAAACACTGCTGACGATAAAGATGTTGATATTGTGAGTGACGATGGTTCTGGAGGTACTGCTGTATATTTCAGAGCAGACGGATCAAGCGGTCAAGTTAAATTGTATCATAATGATTCTGGCACAGGCACGTTGCGGTTAAACACCTCATCAGACGGCATTGACATCACAGGTCACGCTGACATTGAGGGACACTTCACCGCAACCGATGGATGTACGATTACGACTGCCGATAACTCCACGCAGCTAACCTTGAAATCAACTGATACTGATGCGAATGAAGGTCCACGGCTAGACTTGCAACGTGACAGTGCATCTCCTGCAGATGGCGACCTCATCGGGACAATACGTTATCTAGGTGAAGATGACGGAGGCACTGCACACACTTTTGGCGAAGTCCAAGTAAAAATGACTGACATTACCGATGGCACTGAAGATTCTGAAATGTTTTTGATGATCCGTAACAACGGAAATCTAAGAAACGCAGTTGAAATTGGTTCTACTGAGGTCGTATTCAATGAAGCATCTGATGATGTAGACTTTAGGGTTGAGAGTGATGGCGATACTCATGCTCTGTTTGTTCAGGGTTCGTCAGGCAATGTTGGAATTGGGACAAGTTCGCCAGCAAATAAGTTTGTTGTGGCAGAAGGGACAAATCAGCACGGCGTAGAAATATCCGCAGGAACAACGAGCTACATTCAGGCATACGACAGGGCTACAAGTGACTATGGTGACCTACGGATTGATGCTCAGACTATAGCGTTTGCGACAGATGACGGCTCGGAGAGGGCCAGACTGGATGCCAGCGGCAATCTGTTGGTGGGTACTACTAATTCATCACTTGGGACTGGAGGTATACAGTTAAATGCTTCTGGTCGTATTGGTGCGGCTGCATCTAGCCTTTCTCCAATGGTTTTAAATCGCAAAACAGCAGATGGCACTATTATTGACCTCCGCAAAGACGGCTCCACTGTGGGTA